TAGTAAATGCTTTCATAGTTCCAGTTGAGTTAGGTGAATCAGCAAAACTCTGCATCAATGGAAGGTATTTAGATATCATTGTTAAATCTTCAACCTGTGTATCGGATGAAGATTTTAAACCAAGCACTTCTCTACCTGGACCAGGAGTATTACCACCGACTCCAGCAGTAACAAATTCATTTGGTCTGCGGGTTTCCGCACCTAATGGGATTATGCCTGCTAGAGGATTTTCTGCTTTAGCCATAGGTGCAGATTTTTGTTCTGCTAAAAATTGCTGTTGCTCACCATACTCTGGATTTGGTAATCGCTTAGCTCCCTGTGATGGAGGTAAGTCACTTCGATTAGACATAGGTCCAGGCATAGGAACAGCAGCAGGATTAACCATTGACATAAGTTACCTACTTCTTTTTAGGACGATACGGAACAGGACCTGCATAACCGCCAGTAGGCACTTTGCCTTTTGATGGGATCTTGATTGATGTATTCCTGTAGATCTTTTTAGGATCTTTAATTTTCTTGTTTTCTGCCAGTAACTCTGAAAGAGTTACGCCAGACTTCTTAGCAATACCAGATAATGTATCTCCAGCATTTACTTTATAAGTAGAACCACCAGCACCTACACCAATAAATTTACCTTGACCAGTGATACGTGGTTGGTTACTACGGCTTTTAACTGTAGGAGTAGTTGTAGTAGATTTTTTCTTACCCGCTTGTGGATCTTTTGTTAGTGCCTGTAATATTGGTTTACCTAATAAAGCACCAGCAGTTAAAGCCATTCCAACTTTTCCTGTAACCGCTTTGCCTGCAAACCTAGCAGCACCTAGTGCTGCACCTTTAGCAGTAAACTTTTTCTTAGCAGATGATGATGCTTTAGTAGCAACAACTGCACCTGGCTTAGGACGTAAAACAAGTTCTTTACCTGTAGATGTTTTTGTAGCATCATACTTTGCTTGAATTTCTTTGCGTACTTTTGGAGTTAAACCTTCTGGACGAGTTGTTCCCATTTTAGTTTTTGGATCATAATTTACTACCTTGGCAACTTTACCCATTTGTCCTTTAGTAACTGGACCTTGCTTCTTAACTTTTGAAGCAGCAGACTTGGCTGCTGTAGCAATAGGTCCTGCAGCTTTAGCTGCTACCTTTGCTCCTTTTTCCTGACGGAATAAAGCTTTGTTAAGTGCAGACTTAGGTTTGATGCCTTCTTTAATAAACTTGTCGTACATGGCTTTACCTTCTGCATTAAGTTCTTTACCTGCAGCAAAACCTTTTTTAGAAACTGGTAATGTTTTTTTCTTTACTGTTTCCATCTTTTTAGATTCTGTTGCTGCAGCTTTTTTAGCAGCACCTGCAGTTTTTACAGTTTTAAATCCTTTAGGTTTAGGTTCTTTAATTTTATTACCATCTTTATCAACCTTGTAACCTTGTGACTTTGGTTCATTAACAGTTACACCACTACGAACCTTTTGGGCTGATGATGCAGTTCTACCTTCTGGCTTACCTGATGATGATGCTTTAGGTTCAGATATTCTTTTTTGTGCAGCTTCTGCAGCAGCACGATCAGACTTAGACATGGCTTTTAATTCAGCCTCATCATAAGGAAACATTCTTAATGCCTCTGCTTTGGCAGCAGCACGATCACGAGCAATACGCTCGAGTGAAGTTTCAGTAGGCTTAACGCTAATCTTATTACCTTTGTCGTCGGTAATATAACCTTTTTTAGCTTCCTTTTTTACTTCATTAAGTGCTTCAATATCATCAGCAGAGAATTTAGTAAAACGATCTTTGTCTTTTAGTCCTGCCTTGGCAGCACCTTGAAAGACTTTTTTAGCATCGACTTTACCTTGTCTGCGACCTTGCCTAAACTTTGTAGGTCTTTTTTTGGTTGCCATGGGTATCCTTAATTTATATAGAAAATTTACTTAACTTTATTGTTGTTGCCTTTAATGCCTTTAGGTGTAACGCCTTGCTTTACCATTCCGCCACCGACTATTTTGCCTGCTGGCTTCTTGCCCATAATGGCTGTACCTACTGGTGCCTTAGCTGATTTTCCTTGTTTTCCGAACATTTGTTTCTCCTTATTATGCTGGTATTTGACGAGTAACTCTCGCTGATAGATTTGGACTTCCTCCACCAGTTAAACCTGCAAGAAGTTCTTGCATTGCTGGTCTACCTTGTGGAAGTTGTGGTGCTTGACCACCAGCCATTGGCTCAGGAGCTGCTGGTACTTCTGGCATTCCTGGTTCGGCTGGTTGTTGTTTTGGTGCTGGTTCTGGTTTAAATGCATTTGAAACCGCATCTTCAAGGGCTACACCCTTTTTGCGATCATTAATTACACTTGCCATTTTTTCAATAATCTTCATTGGATCTTGACCTTGCATTACCATTTGTGGAATTGCAGCAGCCATAGAAGATACGGATGCCTTAAGGGAATCACGCATCTCTTCAATGTCAATTGCTCTCTCTTCTTCACCAGCATTTAGTGAGATAGGAAGGTTGCGACGCAACATTCCTCGAGAAATTAATTTATCTCCTCTTGCTTGTAGACCCCATACCAATGCACGGTTAGGATCTAAACCTGCCATTAAACCGTATTCAACGGTTACGCCATAGTTACCATTAATATCTGAACTTGGCTTGTATTTTAATTTATATGGAACTCCGTTGGCTGTTGCAGATACTTCACGACTTAACTCTGGGAAGTATGCTTCATCAGTTGCAAATGCAAATGAGATTGCTTGACCTATTGCTTCGCCAAGGATTGATTGGTAAATTTTAACTTGAGAATCATATCCAGCCATAAGTGCTTTAACACCTTGACCTGTAACAACTGAACCTTCTGCTTGTCCTGCACGAGCTTGAGGAAAGCGAGTTCCTAATTTCATTTCATCTGCTAGAACATTGTTCTCAGCAAAAGCATATTGAGGTACGTCTAGATTAACCCTACGAATTTTCTCAGGACTGTTCGAACGAATGACCGAATCAGGACCAATGGATAGAGAAGTAACATCATTGGGAAGAGCAAGAGGAGCTTCAACAGATTTTTGAACAGCCTCCATCGTAAGAAGCGCAAGTCTTGCTTTCGCTGCATACACTGGCAAGACGTCATCAAATTGTCCTCTGGCTTCGCCATCGAGTGAAGGACGTTGAGCAATCGCAACTGGAACCGTACCTGTCTTGTTGGGTGTCGTCGCAAGAACTAAACCTCCACGATCTGGTAAAAATAAAACTGTTCTTTCTTTATCTGTCCAACGAACAACCTGTAGTAATGAGTTACCATCACCACGAGTATATGCACCAGACTGTAATATTTGACTTGCATACTCTGGAAAGTGTGCTGCTAAATCACCCGCCTTACGGTGATATAAGCGAGCGTATACATTTACAACACCGAAACGATCTTGATCAAAGTATGCACCCATAGAGTTTTCAATATGGATGTGTGGTCTCTTATCTTTAAAGTTTGGTTCAACTCTAATAGGAACGAAACCGTATGTTGCTAGTTGATCTGCGCCACGCAGTAACTCCGTACCAAGCCTTGATGCTGCTACATAGTAGTTAGCAATCTTTGTACGCTTGTCAGCTTTGGTACGCTGGTTGTCATCTAATGATGAATCCCCAGCAGCAGTAATGGTAGGTAGAACACCGACTTGTTCAGAGACATCTCGAGCAACAACATCAATAAGGTTAGCGATGATAGGACGTGACCATACTCCTTCAGGAAATAATCCTTGGAATACTTGATCAGCCTGTCCCGCTCTTACTAATGCAACCTCACGCATACGTCTATCACGTTCGGAGTTACGAGCTTTTAATTGCTCAAAGGCTTGTTGTAAATCTTTCATTAAGTCACAATCTCGCTGTCCGCTGCGCTGCAGCTAAGTCATCTAAGTTAATAATGTATCTTGATTCAATATCTTTTCTAGGAGTAAATTGATTATTTAAAAAGTTAGGTACATTATTCGAGGTAAGTAAAGTTTCTCTTGCTACGATCTCACAGAACCATAATGCCATCACGGCATCCATCTTGAGCTTCTTACCTTGTACTCCTGGTTGCCAGGTTACAAGTTGTTCGATTAACTTCTTTACGTGTTCATTCTTTGAGCTATCTGGTAATTCAATTAAATTATCCCCAGCATGCTTAAAGTTATTCATGACACCATCCCGCTTAGTAATGGTGCCGAATAAAGGAGCGAGTGAGGCTACGCCGAACTCGGGATCCTGTTTATTATTTCCTGTGTAATGAGGTCTGTAGTTAACTCCTCGTGTTGACAGGAAGTTACGAATCTCTTCGTCTTGTGTAAGGAAAAGCTGAAAGGCATTTGATTCCACAATGACCACATGCGGTTTATACGCATCGGTCCACTCCTTGATAAGAGAACGGATTGCTGCAGGTGTAGGAGCCGTCATGACGTGAACGTCCATGATATAGCGTTTATGTGACCTGCGGTCAACCGCATAAGCAACAGCAGCGGTATCACCAGACATTGCTGGATCTATACCAATGACTCTAAAAAAGTTATTAGAGTTCTCAGGATGACCTGCTGCGCTTGCAACCAATGCACCCGATTTTCTCATTCCATTTACTGCGCCTCTGACGCACATCGGGTCGAAGATTGCATTCTCCGCAATATCGAGGTTCTGGTAAACCAGTGACCACTTAGATGGTCCTGCCTCGTTACGGACAGCCGTTAGACGCTGTCCTGTCCATCGATCAAACAANCCATNCTCATCTGGGATATCATCNTCAGTGAGTTGTTGTTCGGATTTTTCCCATAGACATTTCCAGTCTTTAGGATCGTCTGCGTATTCTAAGACCGCAGGCATCGATAAATATGACCAAGGTAATACACCATCGGTGTAGTGGCTTGGGTTTCTTAATTCTTTATATAGATCAACTGCTGAGACTCTGGTACCAACTACCAAGAGTTGACCGCCTCCAGGTGGGAGACGAGAGGCAACTTCTTGCCTGATCCATTCTTGTTGCTTAGCCCACTCTGAAGCGTTACTCAGAGTGACCACGTCATCTAAAACTATTAAGTCGGCACGGTTACCATAAACCTGCCCGCCCATTCCTATAGCTTCTACAGTTGGGTCTTTAGCATCTGACTCACGTACATCGCCACCAAGGTATACCTTAGTAGCCGACCACTGGTCGGCGGTTGCTTTATATCCATCGGCTGGACCAAAGGCTACCTGAAGGTCAGCGTACCGAGGATGCGTCAAGCGTTGCTTGATCGCATATAAAAACTTCTTTGCTTGTTCCTGTGTCTTGGATATAACCATGACGTTGATATTAGGATTCTTAACTATTCGGTAGGTTACATAGTTAATTGTTATAGTCATGGTCTTAGCATGGTTAGGGGGTATGTTTACCAAGAGGCGGGATAAGCCCGCCGATCCCTTTTCATAAACCATGGAATCATGTAACCAAGAAGGATCTCTACCTTCCAACATGGATACCACATTAAGCATGTGAAGTGGTACTTTGGTACCAAGATACTTTTCAGAGAACTCTGCAAAATCAGATAAGTTAGACCGAGCCTCATCGGCAAGGTCCTGTGTTCTAAACCGAGCATTATCTATTAAAGCTGAGAAGCCCTCGGCTTCTCGGCGTTGGGTGTCATACCAAGATCTAGATCTACCAATAACTTTTAAACCATCAACGATTGTGCGCCCTTGGCGCACCAATAGGATAAGTTCTTTTCTGGCTTCTTCTGGTGCCAATTGTCTTTCCAACGTTCCTCCAGTGCCTGTAGGGGTCCACAGGGGTCTGGACAGAAGTATCCCCACTTATGCTTATAAGTACTTATTGGCAGGCTTAGAGCCTGCCTTTGGGGGCTCAATATATTTCGCCCTATACTTATATAGGGGTCTTGAGCGTCGGCGTGTTTCAAGGGGTAAATAAATAAATCTTTTATTGGTTATCTATAAATTAACATAACCGCAGGTCAGAGCTGGTTTTCTGGTGAATATTATTTTACGGATAGTGG